AATTACTGGGGATTTCCGGCACGGCATTATCCCAGCTGCGAAACGGCAAATATCAAGCCGATCCGCAGCGGATGTTTGACATCCTGGAATCCTATTTCGGCGTGAAAGAACAGACCGAACGGACCTATCAGGAAGTGCCATATGCAGATACCAGTATTTCCGAAGAAATTTATGATGTGATCAGTGTATGCCAGATCAAAGGTGGTCTGGCAGTTGCCGCCGGAGATGCCGGCATTGGAAAAACCAAAGCCGCCCGGCATTATGTGGCTCTGCACCCGGAAAACAGCATTTTAATGACCATGAACCCCTGTTTAATCAACATCAAAGCAGTCTTAAATTTGCTGGCAGACAAACTGAATCTGTCACCGGGACGCTCTAAAGATGCCCTGTGGTATGCCATTGTGCAAAAACTGAAAGACGGCATGGTGCTGATTTTTGACGAAGCCCAGCATCTGAATCTGAAAACCATCGAGGTACTGCGGAGCTTTTCGGATTATTTTGCCGACCGGGGGCAGACACTTGGAATTTGTTTCATCGGAAATCTGGATACAGTCACCAAAATGGGCAGCCAGAAAGCAGAATTTGCCCAGATTTCCAACCGCACCAAACAACGGAAGACCTATTTCCGGTCACAGATTCAGCGTTCCGACATTGAAAAACTATTCCCGATTCTGGTGCAGGAGAACAAAGAACTGGAACTGGATTTTTTACTTCAGACAGCCCGAACACCGCAGGCACTGCGGGGAGCCATCAACCTGTTTTCCAACGCCTACGACAACGAGGACTACAGCTATGCCGGACTGGTCGCCATGGCAAAGTTCATGAGTCTGGAGGTCTGACATGAAGAACGGAAAAAAGCCCACCAAATCCCAAAAACAATTGTTACAGCAGTTCGGATTTCAGGCAGAAGACTGGCTGATCGTAAAGAATACCAGTATCGAACTGCTGATACAGCACCGATACACCGGACGTACCAGACACATTCCAAAACAAAACTGAGAGGGCAACGCCCTCTCCCCTAATGCAGCCAAAGGCAGTGACAAGCCTGCACAAATGCAGAGTCGGGAAATTCAAAATGGAGGTACAAAAAATGGCAAAATTAACAATCCGGCAGCAAAATGCCATGCTGGAGGCAATCCGGCAGATCCGGGAGCTGGAAGTTGCAAAACGGGAAGTCACAAAGGCAATCGGTGAGCAACAGCAGATCATCAAGGACATGATGACGTGCAAACAAGTGGAGGTACTGGAGCTGGGAGAATATACGGTTCGTTACACGACTGTTACCACCAGCCGATTTGACAGTGCTGCATTCAAGAAAACTCATGCAGAGTTGTATGCACAGTATACCGTTCCATCCACCAGCAAACGCTTTTCCATTTCGTGAGGTGTCAGACATGACAGATGAACAGTGGAAACAGGTGGAAAGTCGTCTTTCCCGTCCATTTGGCAGCGTGAAGATGCAGATTGATGGCTATAAGATTACCGTTGTGGTAGAGCTGCTGAAAGGCATGAAATTGGTATTGATGGTATATGTGGATGGATATTTCCGAGGCAAATGGCTTACAGAAGATTGTGACATCCGCAGAAGATTCTACTATTGCAGCAAACGCTCCTTGCTGACCGCAAAAGAAAAGAAACGGCTGCAGCGTGAGAAGAAAGCCATTCGGGAGGAAATTCAGAAGGAAATGGAATACATGACATTTCTCCCTTATTTCGGCTCTTTTCGCACGCTGAAAAGCCATTTCATGAAAAACAATCAATCTATTGAACTTTGTGAGGGGGCGGGCGAATGAGAAAGGCAGAAGCAACGGACAATGTACTTTTCGACCGTTTTTGGACAGCCTATCCGAAGAAGGTCGGGAAAGAAAAAGCACGCCGGGCATTTGAAAAAGTGCATCCGACAGAAGACCAGCTTGTTCGGATGCTGGAAGCCATCACGGAACAAAGCCGTGTCTATTCCTGGAGCAAGGCGACCTGGAAATACATTCCACACCCTGCGACCTGGTTAAATCAAAAACGATGGGAGGATGAAGTGATTGGAGAAACTGTCGTTTCCGAAGATGGCTGCTACGGGGCTGACGTATTCTGACCTGATGCAACTGCGTGTGAAACAGTACAATGCCCAGCCCGGTACACTGACCGGGTATCATTGCAACATCTGCAATGACAAAGGGCTGCTTGCTGTTACGGACGGAGAACGGGAATGGATGACTCCCTGCACCTGCATGAAAACCAGAGATGCCCTGCGGAGAATCCGAGAAAGCGGACTGGAAGATCTGCTCCGCACCTGTACCTTTTCCAACTTTGAGACGGAACAGCCATTTCAGGCACGCATGAAACAATGTGCCACAGACTTTTTGAGCGAGCGGCAGGCATGGTTTTTTGTCGGCGGTCAGAGTGGCTGTGGGAAGACCCACATCTGCACGGCATTGGTTGGCGGTTTTATCAAGCTGGGGTTTTCTGTTCGCTATTTGGTCTGGCAGGAAGACGCTGCCCGACTCAAAGCAGCCATTCTGGACGGCAGCTATGCTACGGAACTGCTGCCCTACAAAGAAGCAGATGTGTTGTATTTGGATGATTTGTTTAAGACGAAGAGCGGCTTTTTGCAGGATGTCAGCAATGCAGATGTGAAGCTGGCATTTGAACTGCTGGACTATCGCTGCCGGAACCGAATGCTGACCATCTTATCTACGGAATGGACAACTGCCCAGCTGGTCGAAGTGGATGAAGCCCTTGCCGGAAGAATCATCCGCATGGCACGGGGCTATACCATTTGTGTGAAAAAAGACCGGAACAAAAACTACCGGCTGAAAGGGGCGGACGGATGAGCGAACGAGATTCCGTGCAAAAGATTTATGGCATTGCCGCTGTGCTGGGCATGGTGGAATCCGGAAACCATGAAGATGCTCTGCATCAGCTGGTGTACGGGATGACAGGAAAAGATTCCGTCCGGTCACTGTCTGAAGCAGAACGAAAATCGGTAGCAGCAGAATTGCGAAAACGGCTGCGAAAAGAATACCCGAGCTACCATCCGTCCAAAGAAGAATTTGCCGGAAAGATGACTGCCCGACAGAAAAGCAAGGCATGGGCGTTGCTGTATGAACTGGAACGAATTACTCCTTCTCCGGTCAGCATTCAGGAACGAATGGCAGGCGTTGTGCAGAAGGGACTGCAAATTACAGCCTCCGCTGCAGATCCTCTGCGATGGGTTTCTCTGGCAGACGGGTCGAGATTGATTGAGCAGCTGAAACGCTATGTGCAGCATGCAAAAAAAGGCGGCGATGCCGAATGAATCTGGATCAGCTGATATTGGAACAGCTACATGGCAATCAGAGAGAACTTGCCGAAACCATCGGAATCGAAGCATACAAACGGCTGGTATTGAAGTATGGCGGCGGAAACATCTACATCTGCAAACCGGACACCCTGCTGCAGCCCCTGCGGGATGATGCCATTTATCATCATTTTACCGGCGACAATTACCGGGAACTTGCCCTTGCCTATCATCTGACAGAAAAAACAGTACGGGACATCATTGACCGACAAAATGCAGCCAATATGAGCGGTCAGATGTCCCTTTTGCAGGAAGAGTTTTGAAGAAATAGGTGAATCTGTCGCCCAACTATACAAGAATCTAAAAAATGTGTTATGCTGAAACAAACAGGATAACACATTTTTTTATGGAAGGAGGGCGTTTGCAATTGACACAGGAGATTATCCTCTTCATTATCACAACCGTGATTACAGCAGTTCTGGGTGTGATCGGATATTTTCTAAAACGCACCATGGACAGGAACGACAAGAACGAAGCAGCCGTGCAGGAACTGCGGGATAATCTGCTGACATTATCGGATAAATATGCCACAAAGGCAGAAATTCGGGAAATCAAAGCGTCCATGGAAAAGCTGTCGGAGAACATTGACTATATCAAGGAACACACAACCAAAAATGAGGATTTTATCCGAACTATGGCAAGACTGGAAAGCAAAATCGATCATTATTGCAGCAGATAGGAGGCGGAACGATGGAACAGACAGAAATGCTGCGGCGGATGCAGCAAAAAACATTTTTCAAGAATAACGGCATGGTGCTGAAAGCAGTCAATCTGCTGCGGGACAAATATGTATCGCTGTCCGATGTCTGTTATGCCCTTCACCCCAGCATGAACGAAGCAGAATTTCGGGATGCGGTGAACTACCTGACGGAATCTGGATACATCCGCCTGCGGAAGGCAGGCAGTAAGGAATCGTCCACATTGGCGGATACAGAAATGCAGGAACTGGAAGCCAAGGTCACAGCGGAAGGCATTCAAATCATCGCCTGTGTGCGGACAGATGTCTGCATTGACGTGTAAGGCGGTGCAGAATGGGAAAACGAAGGAAGCATTCTAAAATCGACCAGCTGGAGCCAGCAGTGAAAGAAACTGTGGATGAAATGATTAAAACCGGAGCATATTACCGGGAGATCGTGGACTACATCCAGTCACACGGGGTCAGTATCTCACTGGCAGCAGTCGGAAAATATGCAAAGAATTTAATGAGCACACTGGACGCTCTACGGCTGAGTCAGGAAAATTTCCGGGCAATCATGGAAGAAACTGACCGATATCCGGATTTGGACATGACAGACGGCATTCTTCGGCTGCTGTGCAATCAGATGCTGGATGCCATCAACAAGCTGCCGGAAGAACGGTTGCAGGAAGTGGATTTTGATACACTTTCCAAAAATGCAGTTGCCTTAACCCGTGCGGTTGCATACAAGAAAAATGTAGATGTCAAAACACGGGATGCACTGGAAAACGGAGCGGAACAGTTCCGGGATTTGATTTTTGAAGCGATGGCAGCAGAACGACCGGATTTATATCAGGAAGTGCGGCGGTTCATGAAGGAAAAACAGAAGGAGGACAAGGCATGAGTATGTATGTGATTCGGGTAAAACCCGGAATGGATTGCGAAGTAGCAGCCAGCCTGCGAAAGCGAGGATACTTTATCCGCTGTCCGCAGCGAACCCTGTCCATCCGGAAAGACGGTACCTGGACAGACCGGACAGAACCGATTTTTTCCGGATATTTGTTTTTAGAATCTCCAGAGCCTTTGCGGTCAGAGTCCTATTATGACATCTGTCAGGCAGATGGTGTGCTGTATTTTTTAAAGCAGGGCAGCCGACCAGCTTCTCTGTCCAACCGGGAAGAAGTATATATTCGCTTACTCTGGAACAAGGGCTTCCCGATTTCTGCCTCTCGTGTCTTTGTGACCGCAAGCGGAGATTGTATGATTCTTTCCGGTATGCTGCGGCAATATGAAGGACAGATTCAGAACATACAGCTGCGGCAGCGGCGAGCGAAAGTTGCCATTCCCATTCTTGGAAAGACCTATTCCGTCACATTACCCGTAATCGGAATTTAAACCTTTGCAAAAAAACTTGCTTACGTCTGCACGGCGGTAGATTCGTCCCGCCGGAACGGCGTTTGCAACAAAAATCAAAACGGATTTTACAGCAACATCCGAATGGCGGAGCCTGCCCAGAGAAAAGAGCGTTTAAAAGGTGTTTAAACGCCTGTAGAATCGTTTAAGAAATTCCACCCGAAACAGATTCCACAAAAACAGAAAACGGCATACAGGGGCAATTCTGCCCCTCATTTTTTTAGAAGGAGGAACTGTCCATGAATAGAAAAAAGAATAGTATTCGCATCCTGGCAGCCGGCATGGAACAGTTTGAAGCCAAACAGCAGCAGGCAGACTTTTCCACGCTGGAAACTTTTCTCGCTGCCTACCTTAATACGCCGGGACGCAAGCAACGAAAACAGCTGGCAGAAGAATTTCAGAAGCGACATTTGGAACTGCATCAATTTTTGAAGAGCCATCCGGAATTGCTGACCGCAGAAACGGAATTGCAGGCAATGATTGCCGGAGAACAGAATGAAACGGGTTCCAAGCAGATTTCCAACTTGCTGGAAAAGCTGGAGGAGGGACTGTCATGATATTTCAGGACTTTTCTCCCAAGCAGCGGCAAGCAATGCTCTGGTGGGCGATGCCGGAGAGCAAGCAGTATGATGCCATTGTATGCGATGGGTCGGTACGTTCCGGCAAAACAATGGCAATGAGCATTGGATTTTTGATCTGGAGCATGCGAAATTTTGACCGGGAATCCTTTGCCTTCTGCGGAAAGACCATTGACAGCTTGAAACGAAACGTCATTCAGCCCCTGCAAAAATGGATGGAGGGCATTGTACAGCCGAAAATCAATTTATCCAAAAACTACATGGATGTGCAGTGGCTGGGACATGAAAACCGCTATTATTTTTTCGGCGGTAAGGATGAAAGCAGTTATACGCTGATTCAGGGCATCACATTAAGTGGTGTCCTATTTGATGAAGTGGCGTTGATGCCGAAGTCTTTCGTGGATCAGGCTGTTGCAAGAACGCTATCAGAGCCAGAAGCCCGATACTGGTTCAACTGCAATCCGGAATCAGCAGAACATTGGTTCTATAAAGAGTGGATTTGCAACACCCATCAGAAAAAGGCGTTGCACTTACATTTCACGATGCAGGATAACCCCATTCTATCGCCAGAACAAATTGCAGATGCAGAACGGTTGTATACTGGAGTCTTTTATAATCGCTATATCAAAGGGCTGTGGTGCGTTGCGGAAGGGCTGATTTACCCGATGTTTGACAAGGCGGTGCATGTTAAATCTTTGCCGCATCCGCAGGGGGAATGGTATGTTTCTGTTGACTACGGCACACTGAACGCCTTTTCTGCGGGGCTGTGGTGCTATGATGGAACAACTGCCTATCGGGTCGCTGAGTATTATTACAGCGGCAGAGAACAAAAGCGACAGCGTACCAACACCCAATATTTGCAGAGCATTCAGCAATTGACCGCTGGAAAGTCCATTTCAGCAGTCATTGTTGACCCGTCTGCTGCCAGCTTTATTGCAGAACTGCGGCAGGCAGGCTTTTTGGTGCGAAAAGGAAAAAATGATGTGGTCGAGGGCATTCGGCGAACGGCGGCAGCTCTGGAACAAGGAAAGCTGCTGTTTTCTCCGGATTGCAAAAACAGCTTTCGGGAGTTCGCCCTTTATCGCTGGGACGAATCCAGCAGCCAAGACCGCCCTATTAAAGAAAATGACCATGCCATGGATGACATCCGTTATTTTGTATCCACCATCCTGCGAGAGCAGCCAAAACCAACCAGAATCGGAAAATTTTAACCGGAAAGAAGGAACATGATGTATCGGCGACCTTTTTACTACATCCAGTCCCCTGATGAACCAATGACCATCGAAAAGCTGCAATACTGGTTACAGCAACACACAGTGGACTGCAAACGGCTGCAATATCTGAAAGATTTGTACGAGGGACGGCATCCCATTCAGCTGCAACCAAAGAAAGAACCGTGGAAGCCGGACAACCGCATTATCTGCAACTTTGCAAAATACATTGTCGATACCTTCAACGGCTATTTTATCGGGATTCCTGTCAAAACCATGCACCCAGATGCAGCCGTTGCAGAAACATTGGAAGCCATTCAGCAGTACAACGACCAAGACGACAACAACTATGAACTTGCAAAATATTGCAGCATTTACGGGAACGGGTTTGAATTGCTTTACACAGACGAAACCGCCCACATTTGCACAACCTATCTTTCCCCGCTGGAATGCTTTGTTGTCTATGATGATTCCGTTGCAAGAAAACCTTTGTACGGGGTGCGATACTACCGGACAACAGATAACGCCCTGATTGGCAGCATTTACAGCCAAACGGAAGAAATTCCGTTCTCAGATGCAGGGGACGGACTGCGGTTTGATGACCCGAAGCCGCATTACTTCGGCGGCGTTCCGCTGATTGAATATATTGAAAATGAAGAGCGGCAGGGAGCATTTGAACAAGTGGAATCGGCAATCACTGCCTATGAAAAAGCCATCTCAGAAAAAGCAAACGATGTGGATTATTTTGCAGATGCGTATTTGCTGTTGAAAGGCTTGAAACTGAACGAGCAGGAGCTGCACACCATCCGAAACGACCGTGTGATTCATGTTCCGCCCACCGATGCGGAAATTCTGAACGGGATTCAAGTGGAATTTTTGCAGAAGCCTTCTGCCGATGCAACGCAGGAAAACTTGTTAGACCGCTTGGAAGACCAAATTTTTATGCAATCTATGGTTGCAAATATTTCCGATGAAAGCTTCGGCAGCAGTTCCGGAACAGCACTTGCGTACAAGCTACAACCGATGAAAAATCAGGCTGCAAACAAAGCACGGAAATTTTCTTCCGGCATGAATCGGCGGTGGAAACTGATTGCAAGCCATCCGGCAACGAAAATGGCAGCGGATGCGTATCTGGGTATCACCTATCAATTCACGCAGAATGCACCAAAGAACCTGCTCGAGGAAGTACAGACCGCCGCTCAAATGGCAGGTGTGACTTCCAAAGAAACGCAGCTTTCTGTCATTTCTGCTGTCGATGACCCAAAGAAAGAACTGGAGAAAATCGACTTGGAGAACGGCGGTGAGGCGGTGGATGCGTTGCAGGCGGAGCGGGTGACAGGCGATGCAGAGTGACACCTACTGGAGCAAGCGGCTGCAAGAATTGGATGTATCTTTAAGCAAAGATGAAAAGCAGCTCTTCTCGGAGTTGTCGAAATACTATGAACAGGAATATGCAGCACTGGACAAAGAAATCGCAGCGTACTATGCCAAATATGGCGAAGAAAATGTGATTGCATTCCGCACATTGCTGCTAGAATTACCGGATGCAGACAAGCAACTGCTGCTGCAAAACATGGATGAATTTGCAAAGCAATATCCAGAGTTTGCCGACCTGCTCCCTGTTCGGGAGAGCATTTACAAACTGAACCGCTTGGAAGGATTGCAAACTTCTATCGTATTGCAGCAATTAAAAATCGGAGCGATTGAGCAATCCAAATTTCGAGAACACTTTGAGAAACAGGCGTTGAAATATGCAAACTATGCAGCGGAGCAGTTGGGATTCGGGACGAATTTTTACCGGATTGACAGCGAGATGCTGCAAGTTGTGATTGGGAATTCTTGGTGCAATGGCAAAGATTTTTCTGAGCGAATCTGGGCAAACCGAGAAGCCTTAGCACAGACTTTACAAAACGAGATTGCAAACGGTCTGATTCGTGGCGAAGATTACAAAACCATGGCACGAGTTTTGCATCAGAAGTTTGAAAATACATCGCAGAAGCAAGCAGAACGGCTGGTTTTTACAGAAGATACCTACTTATCCAATGAAGCGAAAATTCGACCATTTGAACGGAATGCAGCTTATACGCATTATGAATATCTCTGTGTAGAAGACCACCGCACCTGTGAAACTTGCCGTGCGTTGAGTGGACAGACATTTGAAATCAGCAAACGGAACGCTGGCTTGAATTTTCCACCCATGCACCCGTGGTGCAGATGCACCGTTATGCCGGTGGTGGAGGATTTGGAGACGATAAAAAGTCGGTTGACTTCTGGTGAAAATGATGGTAAAATAGAAGTAAGATTTGAAACTCCAGAGAAGATGCAAAAGCATTACGATAAACATATTGATAAGTATGGAAATATTTCTATATCAGAATACATAGCTCTTGCAAATGAGCTGGTAAACGCAAAAGATACTGATGACATAGAGAGAATTGTTCGTTCTGACGAAAGCACAGCTATTTATCGCTTTTCAACAAATGATTTTTTAGTCATTACAAAAGATGGGTATATTCGAACATTCTTTAAGCCAGATGATGGAGAAGCATATTGGAGAGAAGAACATGAAAGAAATTAAATGCCCTTGTTGTGGAAAGAGCAGAGTTCAAGAATATGATATTTGCGAAATATGCAATTGGGAAAACGACCCAATTCAAATGGCACATCCAGAATTAAAAGGTGGTGCAAATAAAATGTCATTAAATGAAGCAATTCATGCTTTTCAAAATGGCAAAGAGGTAAAATAAAAATCAACTGCAACGATTAACCGCAAACAAGAAGTAAAATTTTGAGGTGATTATCTTGTCGGAAGATGATATGGAAATTATCATGTACAAAATTCTCAAGTATCTATATGAGTGCCTGAAATCCGGAAGAAAAACATCGATTGCAGATGTTGCATGGGAATGTCGCCTGTTCCATATTACAAGAACATACTGGCTTGTAATTATGCGAGAATTGATTGAATCCGGATATGTTTCTGGCATTCAGTACATTGCCGCAAAGGATATGGAACAGATTTTAGAAGTCGGTACGTTTTCAATTACGAAAGCAGGCAGAGAATATTTGTCCCAAAACGGCATGATGCAGAAAGCAAAGGAATTTCTTGGGAAACCATTTGAGATTCTTCTTGGTGCTGTAATTGGAAGACTATAAGACCAGAATACTTACAAAAAAAGAATCATTTTTATAAAAGCATCTCAAACGAGGTGCTTTTTTCATACCCAAAAACAGAAAGGAGCAATCTTATGCAGCTTCTCTTTTTTCATGCGGACTACTGCCCACCCTGCAAGCAAATGCAGCCAGTGGCGGAGCAGTTTTCCATAGAAACCGGCATTCCCTTGTACCAATTCCGCTGCAATGACGGATACGATGGGAACGCTCTTGCAAGACAACATCATGTCAAACGGCTTCCCTGCCTGATTCTGCTGGGCGATGACGGTTTGGAACGAACACGAACCGAAGCCCTGCATACACTGGAAACGCTGCATACAGCGTTTGACAAATACTTGAATGGAGGTAATACAGAATGAGCGAAGAAACCAAAGGCACAACGGCAACCGTGCAGACAGAATCTACCGAACCGGAATCGCAGACAGAACCGGCTCAACGAGCGGAAACGCTGACCGCAGAAGCCGTTTCGCAGATGATTGCGGAAGCGTTCCAAGGCTTTGAGCAGCGGCAGTCAGAAGCAAAGAAACTGGCAGAAATGACCGACCAGCAGCGAGCAGAAACGGAGCGGGATTCCTACAAGCAGCAGCTTCAAGCCCTGCAAAAGCAGGTAGAAGCGGCACAAATGCAGAAAACCGCACGGGAAATGCTATCCGAAAAAGGCATTCATTTGCCGGATTCTCTAGTAGCGGCTGTGGTTGCAGAGGATGCAAAGACCACCAAAACACAGGTGGAAGCCTTTGCAACGCTGTTTACAGAAGCGGTAGAAAACGCCGTCAAGGAACGCTTAAAGGGCGAACCGCCCAAGACCGGAACATCAGGACGCATGACGAAAGAACAGATTTTCGCCATTCCCGATGAAGGAAAACGGTTACAGGCGATTCGGGACAACATGAATTTATTTGAGTAAAGGAGTTAATTTATTATGGCAGTACAAGCAAATACCAATTTGACCACCGATTTTGCCAAGGCACAGTCGATTGATTTTACCAATCGCTTTGTTGACGGCATTCAGAAATTGCAGGAGCTTCTGGGCATTACCAGACGTACGGCAATGGCGAACGGTTCTATCATCAAAGTATACAAAAACAAGGTAACCATGGCGAATGGAGACGTTGCAGAAGGCGATTTGATTCCGCTGTCCAAGGTGGAAGTAGAGGTGGCAAATACCTATGAACTGGCTTACAAGAAGTACCGGAAGGCAGTAACGCTGGAAGCCATCCAACGCAGTGGATTTGACCTTGCGGTTTCGCAGGCAGACAATGAGTTGTTGAAACAGATTCAGAGCAACATTCGCTCCGCTTTGGTGACGTTTTTGGCAACTGGTACTGGTACAGCAACCGGCACTGGCTTTCAAGCCGCCGTAGCAGATGCCTGGGGAAAGTTGCAGGTACTCTTTGATAACGATGCAACCGATGGCGTGATTGTGATTGCAAATCCGCAGGATATTTCAAAATATCTTGGGGTGCAAACCAACATTACCACGCAGACTGCTTTTGGCATGACGTATTTTCAGACGTTCTTGGATGTCAAAGTCATGTCGAACTCCAGTGTTCCGGCAGGAACATTCTATGCAACCGTTGCCGATAACCTGAATCTGGCATATCCGGCAATCTCCGGCGGGGAAATCAACAAGGCATTCAGCTTTACAACAGATGCAACAGGACTGGTTGGCATTACCCACACCGCAGATTATACGCGTGCAAACTATGAGACCACGATTTTAACGGGGTCTGTACTGTTTGCAGAACGGCTGGATGGTGTCATTGTTGGCACGATTGCGACTGGAGCGTAAGCATGACACTGCTGGAGCGGGTACAGATTCGCTTGCAGGATGAACCGAAAGCGGAGAACACACCGCAACTGCTGGAACTTTGCGATATTGCAAGCTTGCGAATCTGCTTGCGAGTGCGAGAAACAACGCTGCCGGAAATGTTAGAACCGATTGCAGCGGAAGTCGTGGTCAAGCTGTTTCGACGTTGGAATTATGAGGGCATTCGTTCTGAAGGAGCGGATACAATTTCCACTACGTTTGTGGAAGATGTTCTGGCGGAATACGAAGATGAGTTTACCGCTTATCGAGAAACCAAGGCGGCGGAAAACGGCAGCGGCACGGTTCATTTTTTGTGATAGGAGGCAGCAACCATGCACTATTTCCCCATTCATCTCTTAAAAGCCATCCAGACCGGAACAGATATTTTAGGCAATCCTATTACTACATTACAAGAGCCTTGTGCAGCTTGTAATGGGTATACAGGACGATTCACAGAATGGACGGCAGAGGATGCGGAGCTAGTCGGGCGAGATGTTACCCAAACGCAGCGAAAACTGTTGACAGATGCTCCGCTGGCACGCTGTAAAGAAGCAGATGTGGTGCGTGCTGGTTCGGAAGACTATCGGATTACTTCCATCAAAGATTTGCATGGGCGGTGGCGGATGTTGTATCTGGAACGATGGTATCAAACCCTCCCAGAACGGAGATGCACAACGTGAAAATCAAAATCATTCTAAACGGAACAGAAGAGTTAGTTGCTGCACTGGAGCAAAAATCAAAATCGGATTTCGTTGCAGTTTGTAACCGAACCGTTGGCTTGTTGACACGGGAAGCAACGAGAAACACGCCTGCTGATACAGGAAAGCTGCGGCAGAGCATCCGAACTGAATTGCCGAAAGAATCGGATACTACCATCAATGGAGCGGTCGGCTACACGCTGCACTATGCACCCCATGTAGAATATGGGCATCGGCAGCAGCCGGGACGATTCGTTCCACAGATTGGGAAACGACTGAAAGCCTCCTATGTTCCGGGGCAACGGTTTTTGCAGCGTTCTGTAGAAGCCGTTCGCCCTCAATTTGAACAGATGCTAAAAGATGAGCTAAAGGAGGACTGAGGTCAGAATGATGCTGCGAAAAGCCGGCTTTGCAGAAATTGCTGCTGCCGTACTGCAAAATCTACGGAAAAATACCGGTTATGCTTGTTATGATGCTGTGGAGAAGGACACCCCTTCTCCATTTCTATTTGTAGAGGTGGTCGGAAAACGGGATGCGTCCAGTAAAACGATGTTCAAGGAAATTTTTACCGTACAGATTCATGCAATTGCTACACCGAGCGATGCCAGAACAGAAATTTACAGCATGATACAGTCGGTAGAAGAATCGTTGACGGAATCCCTGACACTGCCGGATGGGATTACACTGGTGCTGCAAACAGAAACTGGCGTGCAATCTCTGCAACAAGACGAAACAAACGAATATCATGCTGTGATTTCCTATGAAATCATGGTGAGCTATGGATTGAAATGTAAGATTTAGGAGGAAATACGATGCCAAGTTATGATAACAATTTTTACTGTGATTTTTCAGAAGATGCGGCAAAAGCCGGGAAGGACATTCTGCTTTGCATCTACAACGCAGACGGTTCTAAGCTGCTTGCAATTTCAGGGCAGCAGAATTTAACCATTAACCGCAGTGCTGACACGGTGGAAGTGTCCAGCAAAGACACAAAAGGCGGCTGGAAAAAACAGATTCCCGGCATGAAAGAATGGTCGATTGACAACGATGGTATTTACATTCTGAATGCAGAATCGCACAAGCTGCTCGGGCAATATTTTGAGAACGGCGATATGGTCTGCTTGAAGGTCATTGATGCCAAGGAGAAAAAGCCGCTGTTTGGCGGTCTGGCTTGCATTACAGACTATTCGCTGGAAGCTCCATACGATGACAGCATGACCTATTCTTTGAGCTTTTCTGGCAACGGTGCTTTAACAGACTTAACAAATCTCTCCACGGAAGATGCTACAAAGGTAACGGATATGCCGGAAGATTTGACAACGGAATAAGGAGGAACTTATGCAAACCTATTTTATCAAAGACAAAGAATATCACTTGCATTACACCATCGGCAGAATGGAGCAGTTGGAAAAGATACTTGGAAATGCCATTACTGGCGTGATGGTTTCCATCACAAATGGAAAATATCCAACCATTTCCGAACTCTGCACGCTGTTTGCTTACGGCTTGTCAGATGACCGAGGGGACTATGCTCCTATCAAGAAGGCTCTGGAATTTGCCCAGCAGCAGGTACAGGATGTTGGATATGGTACACTGTTTACAGCAACGCTGGAACAGATTCAGGAGGACTGCGGTTTTTTATTCCGGTAAGGCTGGTGGAATGGGAATATTTTCCGACCAGTAAAGAAAAGCCTGACCTAGAAGCGGAACAGTTCCGAAAAAGCCAAGATTTCGCTTTTTTTGCGGTACAATTCGGCTATTCCAAAGCAGATTACAACGCCCTGACCGAAACGGAACGGGCGTTGATTTTAAAAGCGTATGAAAACAAAGTCGTAGCAGATACCAACCTTTTGGCAGGTGCGGTTCTAAATGCAGTTTCCAATGCGTTCCGGAAAAAGGGTAAAAAGCCGCAGAAGCTCTGGAAAAAGCAGCCGAAGCATACCAACAAAGAACGACAGCAACAGCTCGTGCAGCAGGTTCTGGAAGCCGATGCAGCACAAGGAACGGCATGGGTAGAAGCGATTTACAAAGCAAACGGGCGGAAACGAAAGAAGGTGTCGTGATTGGAGTTTTATGGTATCGAGGAACGAAAAACCGGAATTCGGTGGATTCAATCCCATCAATTACAATATATCAGTGCAGAACAGCCTTATGCAGAAGCGAACGTTGGCATCTACACTGGAAGAACCAATGGTGGCTATGGATTGGGGCTATATTGGACGGATTTTTCTGCCACTGCCCCAGAAGTAGAAACATTTACCGTAGATATTCCAGGGCGAAACGGGTTACTGGATTATTCTGAAGCTTTGACTGGCTCTCCGGTTTACAAGAATGCAACGCTATCTGCAACATTTGTGGCAGCTTGTACGATGGCAGAATGGCACAAGCTCTATCAAAACGTCCGGCAAGAGTTGCACGGGCAAATTTGTACCATTGTTGCAGACAGCAATTCCAGCTATGCCTATCGTGGACGCTGCACCGTAGATTCCACCATGGAAGATGCCAAGCATGCTGTTTTCACCATTTCCGCCGATATAGAGCCGTATTGCTATGATAATTTTCCATTGCAAAAGGGATTCCTTTGGGATGCGACCGATTTTTCTGGAAGCCTTCCGGATGCACTGACGCTGAGCGAATCTGGAGAAATTACAGAAACACTGTATGCTCCGAATGGCAGGGTTGGTGGACTTTATGGAGCAGTTACAGTCATTGCAGAATTTCCTTGTACGGCAACCATCAACGGAACTTCTCAAGAAATTACAGAAGCCAATGGCAGAACGACTTTCTCCATGGATTCCTATTTAAAACATCATAGCAGCGTTACGGTTACAATCACCGGAGGCACTGCCGGAAGCCAAATTGCAATTCTATGCAGATGCAGGAGGTTGTTATAATGTATACAGCCTATTACTTTCCATTTGAAAATTGCAGTGGCGGAATTATTCCAAGATTGCCACTGTTTGACCCGAAAAATGGCTATTTTCTGAAAGATGCGGTTTTGAAAACGAGTGCAACAAAAGCAGGCGAATTTACTTTTACGATTCCAGTAGACGATGAACGAGTGTTACAGGTTTTACAGTGCTGGGTTACAGTCGTATCAGATAATGTGCGGCGGCACGATGAAGACACTGTGGGTGAAAATGTGATATGGGTTGGACGACCGACACAAGTAGAGCGAGATTTGTATGGGAATCGAACATACACCTGCGAAGGCGTTTTGGGAATGCTAAATGATACGGTATGCGTTGCAAAGCCATATCCCTCTATTTATAACAGTATCCCAGATTTTATCAATTTTCTTGTATTCTCCCTCTGGACGGATTATCAATGCTATACAGCAGCAGTAGATGCAAACACAGACGCAAGCACCGTGTTCCGAAACGGAACATGGTACAGCTATGACGGCAAAAAAATTCTCTACAAAGAAACGAAAATTCCAGAAGGTGCTAAAGTTTGCGTCCCGCAGGTGGACTACAATAACGGATATTATCTGAGTAGCGTGGTCTATGAAGATTCTGCCTGCAAAACAAAAGTTTTGAAACCAGATGGCAACGGATTTTACTACATAGACAACATTTCTTTTGTACGATATTGGACACAAGCAGAAACAGCAATGGAGCTATTACAGTCTCGAATTATCGACTATTTTGGCGGCAATTTTCAAGCAGAAGTTGTAGACCCATACACGCAAAAAGAACCACTGACAGACGTTCTGCACACTGGCTGCATTCGGTACGCTTATCGAGACCCAAGCAATCATACAATTAAGACACAAAAGCTGGAACTTGGCGGCAATATCACAGATGTTTCTTCTTCTTATATAGCAGAAGATTTTTATACTGGAATTGTTCCAGTGTCGAGTTCTAATGCGGATAACACTACTGGAGAATCGGACGCTACGGAAACAATGATTTATCCAGAGGTGACGGAATCCGACTTCGATAGTGATGGCAACCGAAAAATAGATATAAAGCCATACGCAGCATTCAGTTTTTATGGTGGAAATGATACGGAAATTACACCGAGCAATCTCGTTGTTTGGTTCACCGGCGGGAAGTTCGGAAATTATTATATGTCAAATCGTGAATATCCAGCATCACGAGCTTTCAATCAATATTTGCTGAACAAATACGGACCAATTGTCCGAAAAGTGAACTTCTCGTTTAGCGAGAATAACCCAGATAAATATACCAAACGAGGAGCCGTGGTTGCCCATGTACTGGCGTTGGAAGAACCCAAAGCAACTTTTTCCGTATCCGCAGTAGATTTAGGACTAGTGGAAGATGGTGTGGAGTGCTTGCAGGCTGGTTTTCAAGTGGAAGTGGTTTATACGCCACTTGGGATTGACGAACGGATGACGATTGAAGAATTGGAAATCCATCTGGATGACCCAACGCAGTGCAAGGTAACACTGAACGGCTCTTTGGATTCGATTGCAAAAATAGTAGCGAGGGGGTGAGTGTATGGCAGATTATACGCTGTCTGCGAAAATTACAGCGGACATCAAAGGTTTTGTAAGCAATATCAATACCGTAACAAAAAAAGCGGAAAGCATGGCAGAAAAGCTTAGCAGCAGCATGCAACCTGTGAAAACGGCAGCAGCATCCGCAAAGGAAGATATTGCCGCTCTTGCTGATGGATTTCAACAATGGACAGCAGCATCTCCTACTATTCAAAAAATAAAAACGCAAATAGAGCAGATGATGCAAGCATTCCAAAACAGTGCTGCCGGAACTGCTTTGCAAAATCTGGAAACGAAAATGAAAGAGCTGATTTCGCCAATTCAGTCTGCTGCATCTCAGATGAAGTCACTAGCAGAAGCGGCAAAAGATAAGGCTCTTGGAATCTTATCTTCAACAGCAGAAAAGGCGAAAACGGGAATAGAAGCTCTCAAAAATTCCATTCAGCGAACGGTTTCTGAATCCAAGGCATTCCAGACTATTTCAGCAGAAATTAACGCCATTAAGCCGTTTGCATCTGCGGTAGCCGGAACTGTAGAACACGTGTTCCAATCCGCATTTTCTGCAATTCAATCAGCGGCTTCTAAAGTCCCTGATGCGATAAAAAGCATTGTTTCTACTGCCAAAAGCACATTAAATACCATCTCTGACCTTTCCGATAAGGCAAGTAAGGCGTTGGAATCTGTTGGAAAATCGGCAGAATCCATTGGCAGTGGATTGCAATCGGCTGGAGACAATCTGAGCAGCCTTGGTGGGAAAATTACCGCCGTAGAAACGGCAGCCGCTGGTCTTGCAACAGCTGGACTGAAAAAAGCGGCAGATTCTGCCATTGATTTTGATACGCAAATGCGGAAGGTTGGTGCAATCTCTGGTTCAACCGATGAAGAACTGCAATCCCTGCGAGAATCTGCATTGGAATTGGGAGCATCTACTTCTCTTTCCAGCTCCGAGGTAGCGGAAGCGATGACAGAAATGGCAGCAAAAGGCAGCGATGCAAACCAGATTATCGCTGATATGCCTGGGATTATCTCTGCTGCGGAAGCTTCTGGAGAAGATTTGTCTTTGGTAGCGGATACTGTTTCCAACGCAATGAACGCATTTGGAGACAGTGCTGGTGATGCGACCCATGTAGCAGATGTGTTGGCACAGTCTGCGAATCAATCTGCCGCTGGCGTATCCGACTTGCAATATGCGTTCAAATATGCTGCACCGTTAGCATCTTCTTTGGGAATTAGCATGGAGGAATTAGCAGCCGCAACCGGTGTTATGACAGATGCTGGGTTAGAAGGTTCTCAAGCCGGTACAACCTTGCGTGCAATGTTTGTTTCTATGTCCAAACCAACAGACGAAGCACGAGAAGCGATGGAGCAGCTCGGTATTTCTTTTTACGATTCCGAAGGCAAAATGAAATCCATTAGTACGATTGTATCTGATTTACAGACAGCCACTGCGGATTTGACCGATGAAGAAAAAGAACAGGCACTCGCAACGATGTTTGGCACAGAATCTCTTTCCGGACTGCAAGCAATGATGAACGCAACGCCGGGAACGATTGACAAAATGACAGATAGCCTGAAAAATTGTGACGGTGCATCGGAAGAAGCAGCGGCAAAGATGAAAGATGGCGTTGGCGGTGCAATTGAGAATATGCAGGGTGCGATTGAATCTTTTCAAATTACCATTGGGACTGCTTTACTTCCGATGATTCAAACGGCGGCAAATACAATTTCAGATTTATTTGCAGACATGACCGCTGGGTTCAATGAAAACGGAATCACTGGCGTGGTAGATGCCATTATTGGAAAGCTGCAAGAGTTAACGCAGCCAGAGCTGTTCAGCCCTATTTCTGAAAACGTTACAACAGTACAGACAACGATAGGCAAAGTCGTGGATAAGGTGGATGACCTTTGGCAGAAATTTCAAGAGCTACAAGATGCCGGCGTACCATTCGGGAAAATTGCAGCGGCAGCAGCGGCAGTTGGTCCTTCTTTGATGGTTGCCGGAAAGGCAGTTTCTGCTGTCGGCACAGCAATTTCCGGAATCGGGAAAGTTGCTTCCACTTTAAGCAGCGGCTTTGGAATGCTTTCTAAACTTTCTGCTGTTCTTGGCGGATTGTCTACGCCAGTTTTCCTTGTTGTAGCAGCAATTGCAGCTTTAGCAGCCGGATTCATTTATTGCTATACAACCAGTGAAGATTTTCGGAATACCGTTTCCGATTTTTTTTCTGGAATTTTGCCTGCTATACAAACGGTAATCGATACGTTAAAACCGCTGTTTCAAGAGTTTGGAACAAAGCTCGGTGAGCTGTTTCAAGCAATTTCCCCTACGATTGAAACCCTGATGACAGCTGTTACAAAGATTGTGGGCGTTATCGCAGAAAATCTCATTCCAATCATTGGGAAAATTATTGAAGTGGTAATGGAAGTTGTGAATGCTTTACTTCCCATCATAACGCCTATCATCAATTGGGTTCTGCAATTTGTCAGCGACCTCATAACAGCATTGACGCCAATCGTAGAATGGATTTTGAAAGCAGCACTTTCTATTGTGGAGTGGATTCAATCTGCAATCGAATGGATTGGAAATGCAGTTGTAACTGTAAAAGATTGGATTGTAAATACTGTAGAAGAGACCAAAGAGAAAATTGATTTGGCAATTGCAATTGTTTCTGCCCTATTTGAAAGCCTCAAAGAAACGATTCAAAACATTGTTTCTGCAATTAAAGACTGGATTTCCGAAAAAGTAGAAGCTGCAAAAGAAATCATTTCCAATGTCGTCGATGCCGTCTCCGGTTTCTTCTCCAACTTAAAAGAGACGATTTCCGGTATTTTTGACAGCATTGCTGATAAAATCCGAAGTGTCATGGATACGGTAAAGGGTATTTTTGAAAACGTTCTGGACAGCATTGAAAACCTCTGGAACGGCTTATCTGACTTTGTCGGTGGCATATTTGACGGCATTGGAACGGCTTTTGACAATTTAATCAGCGGAGCAAAAAGCTTAATCAATAATTTCATTGACGGCTTGAATTTTGCAATTGATATTATCAACGCCATCCCAGGCGTATCCATTGGATATGTCGATTATCTGGCACACGGTACTGACGATTGGCCAGGTGGCTTTGCTATCATGAACGAAGGTGGACGAGGGGAACTTGTCAACCTGCCGAATGGTTCGCAAGTTATTCCGCATGACATTAGCAAAAAATATGCACAGGAAGCCGCACGAGCCGATGCTTCGCAGGTTGTTTTCATCGATTATGACCGCCTGATTACAGGCATTGCATCCGCTATGCAAGGGGTGTCTGTGAATAGCACTGTCAACCTGGATGGAAAAGCCGTTTCGAAAGGCATCGCACCCTATATGGATACAGATTTAGGACGATTGCAGGGAGCAGCAAAACGTTATGCAACGTAAAGGAGCGATTCTATGATTGATATTTCCAGTAATATTGCAGTCATTCGAGAAACCAGCAGTGGTTCAGAGCTACGAACCAACATTGCAAGCGGCATGGAAACGCTGGCAGGCAAGGCAGCATCCAGCGATGATGTCACCGCCGCAAACGAATCGGTTGCTGCAATGGAGACCAAAATTACAGAGACAAATACAGTAATCCAAGAAGTTTATAATACTATTGCAGAAGTGCAAAATGCTCAAGAAGCATTGAATAGCAAAATTAAGGAACTTGAAGAACAGTGTTCTGCATTGCAAAAAATTGCAAATAAGTGGGTGGTGTATGCTTAATGGCAGAAGTTGAAATTACAACTGAATTGCAGGAAATTCAAAGCAATCTTTGGGGCGTGAATGTGCGAGAAAATATTGCTCTTGCTCTGGAGAAATTGCAGAATCTTCCGGAAGAGCCAAATCCCATTCAAGGAAGCCTGAATTTGAGCTTGCTGGATACTGCGAGTTGGAAATTAGGTCTCTTGAAAAATTCCATACAGGGCAAAGAAGATACATTGCAATCCAGAAAAGACCAACTCGACAGAATCAAAGCCAAATTGGAACAGGTTTCCGGCAGAACCATTTTGCAGTATGGACAATGTGGGGACGATGTATATTATGCAATTTGCGATGACGGAGAAGCGGCTTTGTATGGCACGGGTGCAACCTACGATTATACCTTTCATGATTCTGTGTTCTATCAAAATGGCCAGATCAAAAAAATTGTACTCAGCAATGGCATTACTGGTCTGGGTGACCGCCTGTTCTATCATTGTGCCAATGCAGAAACGGTATCTCTTCCAGCTACACTGACCAGCATTGGTGATTCTGCTTTTGCACAGGAAGATGCTGCAATCGGCTATACCGCCGGTCTGACTTCTGTTACCATTCCGCAGACAGTTACTGTGATTCAGTCATATGCCTTTTATCACACCGCCATTGCAGAAGTCACTGTGCCTGCCAGCGTGAAAACGTGGGGAAAGTATGCTTTTAGCGGCTGTGCAAAGCTGAAGACTGCTCGTGTTGCGTGTGATTCCATTGGTGCTTTTGCGTTTACAAGATGTACAGCATTGTCCAGCCTTACCATTTCTGCCAACTGCACGAAAATTGGAACATGCATGCTCACCTACTGCTCCAGCCTGACCGAAATCACCTACGAAGGCACAAAAGCACAGTGGGATGCAATTGAAAAAGGCACGAATTGGGATTCAAGGCACGGTGCTGACCATGAGGACGTGCTATCCAAAATCATTTGCAGCGATGGGAACTGGATTTTCAACGAAGAAACGAAAACTTGGGAGGAGGAAACCGCATGAAATTCTTGGTAAAAAAACAGCAGATTGATTGCATTGAGCGGGACAAATTGGCAGATGGACAGATTGCCTTTGTATCTTTTCGATTCGTGTTTGACAATGAATGGGAAGGCTTGTATAAAGTTGTGCAATTTATGCAAGGCGAAAATACCTATAATATTTCGCTTGGTGTAGATGGCTATTCCTGCAAAATGCCGTCAGAATTGCAAGCCGGCTGTGCAGAAATGAGCCTGTTTGGTTATGCTCCAGACGATGAAACGGCTCTGCGAGCAACGACTGCCGCCATCAAGCTGCGGATTGAGCAATCCGGATTCAGCAGCTCTGGTTCTGAAGTTGTTCCGCCAACGCCGGACTTGTATCAGCAATTGATTGCAAAAATTGATGAAAAGATTGCTTCGGTACACGATGGGGCGAATGGAAAAGATGGAGTGGACGGAGCATCCGCCTATGAAATCGCTGTTGAGAACGGCTATACCGGCACGGAAGCCGAATGGCTGACATCTCTAAAGGGACAAAAAGGCGAACGTGGTGAAAAAGGCGAGAAAGGCGATCCGGGAGAACAAGGCTTGCAGGGTGTTCCCGGGGAAAAAGGCGACCCCGGCGAACCCGGAAAAGACGGTACGAATGGTACGGACGGTAAAAACGGCGTTGATGGTAGTGACGGCTACTCACCGACAGCAACCGTCACTGAAACAGATACCGGGGCAACAATCACAATCACTGACAAAAATGGCACAACGACAGCAACCATCAAAAATGGAACAAGCGGAGAGACCGCCTCTTGGGGCGATTACACACCAGGATGTGAAGAGGGTGAATCAGCGAAATACTGCACCGCAAAGCTGGTTACAGTAACAGGCAAGCAAACATGGCAGGTATTGCCGTCCATCAGCACAGTATCTCACAACGCTCTGGATATTGTGCCAGACGGGCTGTTTGTGCTGGATTTGTCGCCGGACGTGGACACACTGAAAGAATCTGCCCACACGCATGATAACAAAGAATTTTTGGATGGAATTGAAACCTATCTGCATAGCACGTACTCAAAAGTAACAGCAGAGCGAGAGGCAGCAGACAACAACCTTGCAACCCGTATCAAAGCCTTAGAGGATAGCGTTGGCGATATATCCACAGCCCTTGCAGTGATGGTGGAGGTGTAACATGGCGACAATTGCAGAACAACTCGCAAAGCTGAACAGCTTGAAAGCACAGCTTGCAAAGAATCTCAACGCAAAAGGTGTGACGGCAACAGTCACAGAAAAATTTAATACACTCGTGCCGAAAGTTTTGGAGATTTCCAGCGGCGAAACTCCGACCACAACCGTGTTATATGACGCAACCCATCGGGACAAGGTATCTTTGCTTTACAACGGTACGATTTACAGCGTGGCAGATTTTACAGCGATTTACGCTGATTTTTGCAGTGAAAAAAATAGCTATGCCTTGAACTATGGAACATCTATTTTCGGATGGGATTATAGCTGCTATACCTGTTGCACACTGCCGATCAGCGTGACAGCATCCACGCAAATTGCAATCCGGTTTCTTTCTGGAAGCACGGAAGTTGGCATTTTACGCTTAGTACAATCCGACACCGGAATGGCTGCGGATATTCTCGCCAAAGCACAGACGGAGGGCAGTTATATTGACTTGCCTTTACAGTGGCTGTACAGTGCGGACTACATCACAACGCTGACACCCTGCGAGGGCGTAACCACTGGCACATACTATTTGGTGTGGGTTGGTCGGAGTAATAACAGCCATCCGCTGATTCAGTCAATTACAATTTTGTAAAGGAGGAAACACAATGAGAGCTTGTGTTCATAGGCGTTTTAAGAGTGTAGCAGCATGAGAAATGATA